CATCTCTATACTTCACCCAATTGGGATGTGTATATGGACGGCGATTACTCGACTGCAAAGGGCGACAATACCCTGCGCGAACGTCTCTTGAAAATTGAAAATATCAAGGCCGTTACAACTCTTGATTATCTGACTGGGTATCAAGCGATTCTTGTTCAGATGACCTCTGATGTTATTCGAATGGTGGTTGGAATGGAAATTTCGACTGTCCAGTGGGACACCGACGGCGGCTTCAAGCAGAACTTCAAGGTTTTAGGAATTATCGTTCCTCAGCTTCGCGCTGACTTCAATTCCAATACCGGAATCGTTCACGGCACGGCTACCTAATAGCAAGGTCGAAAGCAAACAATATTGAAAACACATGAGGCGGGCGGTTGACCCTTCCGCCCGCCTCATTTCGATAAGGGTCACGAGGAAAGGCAAAACAATGAAGAGGAAATTTGAGGTTTTAACAGGCGGCAGTTATGAAGACGAGCATAAACGGAAGTTTAAAAAAGGCTCGGTTGTAGAAACGACGAAAGACCTGGTTGGTTTATTCCCGAATGCGTTTAAGGAAGTTTTAACGTATCCGGCGGTGACGGCATCTGCTCCAGTCGAAGAAGACGAAGCGCCGAAAGACAAAGAAGCGCCGACACCCCCAGACGATCCGGGCGAAACAGATCCGCCGGTTGAAACTGACAAGGGCGTGGAAAAGACAGAGGATTTTCCAAAAGCGAAAGAACAGGGATTTAAAGTGTTCAGCCGGGGCCGCAATCAATACTTTGTTGTTGATGAGGATGGCGACGTGAACAAAGAGCCACTAGGCAAAAAAGACGTAATACCATTTATTGATAAGGAGGACTAAAAATGAACGATGGCCGGTGGTGGAATCCTGATCCAATCTGGAATGGCAAGGATGTCTTCATAATTGGCGGCGGTCCTTCTCTAAAAGGCTTTGATTTCTCTTTATTAAAAGACAAGAGGACAATTGGCTGCAATACGGCGTTCACCCTTGGCCCTGATATTTGCGATGTTTGTGTTTTTGTTGATACGGGATGGTTCGAATTTTGGCATGATGATTTAGCCAAATTTCCAAACACGATTGTTACCAATCACAACAAGCCGAGTTTTAAAAAGGTCAGCTGGTTAAAGGTTATGGCCCGTGAGCAATCCGGACTTCATAAGCACGCCCTCGGATACGGCGGCAACTGCGGATGTGTAGCGATTAACCTTGCTCTGATATTAGGCGCAAAGCGCGTTTTGCTATTAGGCGTTGATTGCAACGTAGGGTTTAACGGAGAACCAAACTGGCACCCGCATTTAATTACAAAGTCAACTGGCCCGACTTACTACGACGAAGTCTATGGACGATTCAAAGACGGGTACCAAAAAATAGCACACGACTTGCCGAATGTGTTTCCTGGAAGTGAGATCATAAACCTTAATCCGGATTCAGAATTAGAGGCATTCAAAAAGGCACCAATAGGAGAATTTTTACCATCAACAATTTTAGAGAAAGTGTCAGCATGAGTAGGGAAAACATAAGATTTTATTCATCCATTATAGCCACGGGTTTAATGATTATATTGGCTCCGTTGTATGCGTGGTCTTTAACTAGAACAGTTGACCACGGCGAAAGAATCACGGCGATTGAGGCCGTTTCTGGAATGCCGGACAAGGCACCGCAATGGCTCATTGATGAATTCAAAGAAGTTAAAAAACAACTTAATTCTGTTCAAGTAGAAATAGCGAAAATAAATACACGCGCTGAATCTAACGACGAGAATAAAAACTAATGGCACGAACAACATCAGCGGCGGTCGGGTTAATTATAGAGGTTGATTCAACTATTTCGGTCACTCCATTTATCGAGGTGGCAAACGCACTCGTAACGGAACTGGCGGCGGCTGTATCGACCACGTATAGCGCCGCAAGGCTTGAACTGATTGAACGCTGGCTATCTGCCCACTTTTACACTGAAAGAGATCCTAGGGCCGTTGACGAAAAGGCCGGGTCCGTTGCAGTTACGAATCAGAGCCGGGTCGATCTTGGATTTGATAATTCGCACTACGGGCAAATGGCAATGAGGCTCGACACACAAGGATGGCTCGCAGAACTCAACGAAGCGACAAAGCGAGGAAGCCAACGGACGGCGGGAATCACATATTTAGGAACGCTTACGACAGATCAGGAAACCGCACTTGAGGAGGATGATTAATGAGCCTGATAACGCGAATGATGAAACAAGCGGGGGTTTGGTGGAAACAGAAAGACACCAATGACGACGGCTCGCCTGTATTTGAAAGCCCTATTCAAATTGAATGTCGGTGGGAAGATATTCATGAGGAGTTTATTGACGCAAAAGGAGACAAGAAAATGTCCGATTCGGTTGTTTACGTCGATCGTGATATGACGGTTGGCGACGTTTTACTATTAGGAACACTGACATGGCAACACAGACGATCCAATCCGCTTGAGCTTGCCGGGGCATACGAAGTTAAGAACTGGGAAAAATTACCAAACTTGCGAAACACAGAATATTTAAGAACAGCGATTTTATAATGGCATTAATAACCAAAGTTACGGGAGTGAAAAGCGTATTGAGAAACCTTAGAGCGGTTGATCTGGCTTCGCGTTCCCGTGTCGGAATTGGTTTGAAGAAAGCCGGATTGCACATTCAACGAAAGGCACAGCAATTAACGCCTGTTAAAGAGGGACTTCTCCGCAACTCGGCATTTACCCGCGCTTTTGGATCTGGCGACAAGACGCAAGTGTATGTCGGATTCACTAAAAAATATGCTGTATTTGTGCATGAAGTTCCAGCGCGGCACAAGGGCAAAACAAGAGATAAGTTTCTTGAAATTCCGTTGAAGGAAGAGCAAGGCGAAGTTCTAAACATAATTGGCCAGGAGGTTTCAATAAGATGAGTTTAGATCCCAGCAAAATTGCCCGCCAGATTCTAATTGACGATAGCATTGTTACCCTTCGATCAAGTGACGAGGATTGGCCGTGCTTTACTACGCGCGTCCCAAATAGGGATAACGTCCCCAATGATACACTAGCGATCATCAATACAACCGGAATCAAGCAAGGTCGATTAATGGGCAGCACTACCTTGATGAAAAGAGGATTTCAGGTGCTTCTTTATTCGAGTGAGTATGATGACGGTTGGGATAAAATGACAGAGATCCAGGAGTCATATGATACAATTAACCGAACGACCGTAACATTTGATTCAGTTGATTATCTCGTGCAGGTTGTTGTCAGGTTTTCGGATATTATTCCAGTCGGACAAGAAGAGGACGGAAAGCGCCGTGAAATATTCTCACAAAACTTTTTAATGGAGGTGCAAACAGCATGAACACCGCACCCTTAATCGCTAAGAATAAAGTTTTTAAGCTAACTGGCTTTCAGGTCGGGCAAGTTCTAATCCGTGACGGTTGGAACAGAAACGCCTTTGAGGGTATATCCAATCGCTGGTTTACTGCGGATCGTGATTACGTGCTGCCTAGTGATACATTTGTTCAAAGAAAATTCTGGTTATGGTGGGCGCGAAATTTAGCACACAGGCTCGGAATAGCATTCAAGGAAATATATAAGCTTCATGTATCGGATTGTGATAATTTCGCAGAAGACTTTCATTCAAACATACAACTTACATCGAGGGTCGGCGGATTTGTAAGTGCGGTTGCTTCATGGTGGTTCTGGTATCCATCCAAAGTCGGCAAACATGCAATAGACGGATATTGCACGGTCCGCGATTCCAAACAAATATCAGTAAAAGAATTTAATGACAACTGGTTAGACATAACCATTGCAAGATACATCGAACCCCAAAACGGGAAACTATTATGCTTAAAACAATCAGAAAAACGGCTGGACTTGGGCGTTTTATAATCTCGACAATTATAATCATCACATTGATTGCAATACCATTTGTTATGATGGGATGTGTATCGACGGACGATGGTATTCCCGCACTTCAACCGGCGGTGATAATACTGGCTGACATTGACTTTGGAGCACTCCTTACAAATGAAGCTTTCTGGGTTGGCCTTGTCGCGTTTGTATCGGCATTGATTAAAATATGGCACAGTGAAAACAAGTCATCTAAACGAGACAAAATAATTGAAACGCTGGTTGTAACGAATCAGGCATTGATGAAACACCCGCAATACTCAGCCGCCGAAGATACGGTTAAACAATTCTTGTTTGAGGCACAGCAAGAAATGGGGAACCACCCAGAGGTTCATAAGTTCATAAAGAGATTTCAGAACACAGAAAAGGCGGGCGAGGTTGTCACGAAGATGACCAAACCGCCATATGGAATAAACAACATATAATTTAACTAAGATAGACAAAAACTACCATAGAAAGGAAATAAAAAAATGTCAGTATTACAAGACGGATTTAGCACTACAATAGCACTTGGGGAAGCACCATCGGGCGGAGTGACCTTTTACGAAATTGGGGTTACGACTCCACCGCTTGAGGGCGGCGGCGCTGTTGAACAAACAACAATGAGAAACACCGCATACCGGACGCGAGCGCCTAAAACGCTAAAGGATCTTGGGCCTATGACGCTAACTGTGGCTTATGACCCGGTGACGTATGATGACGTTCAAGATATGCTCAATGTGGTCCAACAGATTACCGTTACCGAACCGGATGCTTCAACATTTGTTTTCTGGGGATGGATCGACGCATTCACTCCGGGCGAAAATGCAGAAGGCGAGCGGCCTACTGCTGAATTGACGATCATTCCGGGTAACTTGAATGGGTCTGATGTTGAAACGGCTCCTGTTTATTCTGCTTAATCAATAAATCTTCATAACAAAAAAATAAAGGAAAGCAAACATGAAGAAATTCACACTAGAATTAAAGAGCGAAGAAGTTGAAATCGGCGATGAAGTTTACGTCATTAAAGAGCTGAACGGAAGGCAGCGAGACTTTCACGCAAATACATTGGGAAAGAGAGCTATATTAAACGATAAAGGCAAAATTATTGGGATGAAAGAGTATGGAGGCGAGTCAGCAAACCTGCTTTCGCTTACTATGACCAAAGAGGACAAGCCCGTTTTGTTAGCCACTATCCAGAAATGGCCCTCTCAGGTGATTGCGGATCTCGCTGTAATAGCAAAGAAGCTTTCGGGCCTCGAAGACGAGCCAGAAGAAGAAGTAAAAAACGACTGAAGGGGGAGAGGTTAAGCTGGTTTCAACTTGCCTCATTCCTCCGTATGTCTTTGCAGAGATGCCAGATAGAAACAACTAGCTCTGAGTTTGTTGATTGGTGCTATTATTTACAATACATAGAGCCAAACCAGCACGGGAAGCTTGAACATGGATTAGCAAAGATAGCAGCAGAGGTTCATAGAACGCGGGTTAAGAAACCGAACAAAGTAACAGAGGAAGAAAAGCTTATAAAATTCAAAATACCAGAAACAAAAACTAATCAAATGTCATATGAGGACAGGCTTGCACGATCAAAAGCCTTTTGGTCCGCTGGCATAGGAATTAATATAAAATAATGCCAGGTGTATTTTCAGTTGGAACAATTGTAGCAAATCTTCACGCGAATACGACCAGCTATATTCGCGGGATGAACCGCGTTGACCTTACAACAAAGGCCACGATGGCCCGCGTATCGAGGACCGTTGTTAGCTCGATGAAGGTTGTCTCTGTTGCGATGGCCGCAGTTGGCGTTGCTGCCATTAAGGTAGCCTCCGACTTTGAAACATCGTTTACCGGAGTGCGTAAAACCGTTGATGCAACCGAGGGAGAATTTGCACGATTAGAGGCTTCATTCAGGCAGTTATCAAAAGAGATTCCGGCGTCTATTAATGAGATCAATAGAGTTGGGGAAGCCGCCGGGCAACTTGGCATCAAGAAAGAAAATATTGTCGCTTTCACAAAGACAATGCTCGATTTGGGCGTTGCAACTAACCTTTCAGCCGATGAGGCCGCGACGGCGCTTGCTCGATTTGCGAACATTACAGGAATGGCACAGACTGACTTTGACAGGCTAGGATCAACTATTGTCGAACTTGGAAACAACTTCGCAACGACAGAGGCCGAAATTGTTACAATGTCACTTCGGTTGGCCGGTGCCGGTGCTCAAATAGGATTAGCAGAGGCAGACATTTTGGGACTTGCTGCGGCATTAAGTTCCGTTGGTGTGATGGCTGAGTTAGGCGGGTCTGCCGTTTCTCGCATTATGCTTGAAATGAATACAGCGGTTATCTCCGGTAGTGATGAATTAAAAACATTTGCAAAGACCGCTGGTGTATCCGTTGACGAATTCAAAAAGCTGTTTAAAGAAGACGCGGCAGACGCCATTCTAACTTTTGTTGAGGGCATGGCCGAAGTAAAGGCGGCGGGCGGAGACATGACCGCTGTTCTAAAAGACCTTGGATTGACAGGCATAAGAATAACTGACGTAACCGGAAGGCTCACAGGAGCAAATAAGCTGCTCAGGCGGGCGCTTAACTCGGCGCGTAGAGAGTGGGTTGCAAATGATGCACTGACAAAAGAGGTTGAAAAGAAATACAAAACATTTGCTGCTCAGTTGACCATTGTTTGGAATATCGTAAAAGACTATGCACTGACTATTGGCAATGAAATATTGCCACTGTTAAAAGACTGGCTTATGGCAACCCGCGAACTTGATAAGGAACACCAAGATTTTGCCGAAACGCTAAAAATAACTGGTCAATTATTTGCAGCAATGTTTATAACCATATCAAAGGCTGTTCGTGGGTGGGCGCTTGGGATGGCAACTCTTTTTAAAGGAGTGCAGCTTATGCTTTTTTCTGTAGTGACAGAAATAATCAAAGGATGGAGTCTCATTGGGAAAGGCATTCAAGTTGCAATGAACTTTGGTTCAAAGGTTATACTTACCGCATTTAATGGATGGAAGATAATCGTGAAAACATTCGAACTCGTATTCTTAGCAGTTGAAACGGCCATTGTTGGAATGTTTAAGGGTATGTCAGAAGGGATTCAAGAGGCAATTGATTTTGCTATTGAGAAAATCAATGTGCTAATAGAGGCCTATAATAAACTGCCTGATAAACTTAAACTTTTCGGAGAAATAGAAGCGCTTGCGAACGTTGATGTTGTTTTTAAGGATACATTAGATTCGCTTAGGGAGCAAACCGGCAAAGCAAACAAAGAGTTAGTTGGCTTATTGAGCGGCGAAACACTTAATAAGGATATTAAAGATTTTGCGCTGAAACTAGATTTGCCGTTTGATGATTTCGTTGACACGTTAGAAAAGACCCGCGCCAAGATAAATGAGGAACTCGGAGCGCTTGAGGCCCGTCTTGCGGCAGTTGATATGTTTAGTTTAGGTGGCGAAACAGCAAAAGAAGCACTAGAAAAAGCCGGAAATGACTTTACCGCATTTTTGGCAAAATTTGACAACGCGACTGAAGAGCTTAATAGAAAAAGAAATGAAAACATCGCAAAGGCCAACGCAGACTTTGCGGAAATAAACAAACAAACACTAAAAGATAACGCGGCGCTTAGACAGGAAAATATTGACGATTCAATGTCTGCCTTTCAGCAATTATTTGGAGCAAGCAAAGCCTTTGCGATAGCCGACTCGATTATATCAATTCAGCAGGCCATAGCGAAAGCGTCGGCTTCCGGTCCGTTCCCGTGGAACTTGGGAGCAATGGCAACCGTGGCAGCAGCAACCGCAAGTATTATATCTACGATTAAGGGAACCAATCCGAGCTTTTTAGGTGGCGGAGACACACCCAGCGGGCCGAGGACGGGCGGCGTTGACGGCAAGGGCGGATTCCCCGCAATACTGCACCCGAACGAACGAGTGACAGATTTAGTTTCTGCCGGGACGGGTAACGGCAGCGGCGATATAATTTTTAACTACACGAACAATTTCCAAGCTGGATCAGACGGCAATTCAATTATGCAGGCGCTTCCTGCATTAAAGCGAATGATTAAACAGGGATCGTTAGAAACGATAAAAGACGCAAGGCGTCGAGGGGTTAGAATATAATGTCACATTTAACAATACCAACAGATCCAGGTTATTTTGAGATTTCTGTTTTCCCGCGCAGGATTGTAGGAAAGTCAGAATCACCAGCAAGTTTTGTCACACATTTTCAGGAGTTTTCGGGACAGCGCTTTGAGTGGAGTGTGACCCTTCCGGCACTGAAAAGAGCAGACGCACAGGAATGGACCGCGTTTTTCGATCAGGCCAATCTTTTATCAAACACTTTCAATTTAGGGCCAGAACCAGAAACATCACCACTCGGAACGGGCGGAAGCGGGGGTAATCAAAGGGTCTCTAACGCAAGCGGTGCAACCCTTACCGGCAGCAGCGTTTCGACGATAGACTGGGGGGCAAATCTTGAAAAGGTTATGAAGAAGGGCGATTTCTTTCAAATTCATTCTGGGGCTTCGGCTGAAATAAAGCGGATGGCCGCTGACGCAACTACTGACGGATCTGGCGATGTTTTATTGACGTTCTTTCCAAAACTCAGGACCGCCGCCGTTGCGTTTGAGACAATAACAATAACAAGCCCCGTTGGAGCATTCAGGCTCGCGCAACAGGTCCAATACAATGTAAATACAGACCGTCTATGGGAATTCCCGTTTGCGATTGTGGAGGCTTTCTAATGAGGGACTTTGACGCAGCCACAGAAGCCGAAATCGTCGCAACACTAATCAGGCCACGAACATTTGTATATCTCGACCTAGATTCAGGGCCGCTTCGATGGTGGGACGGCAATGGGAATAAGACAGACGACGGCGATGTTTTTGCCGGTGGCGGGCAATTTCTAGGAATTGGCACAATAACCGAAACAACCTCATTAGTAGCTGGTGGGGCGACAATTGCCGTATCTGGAAATCTTGCCTCTATGGTCTCGGTTGCGCTTACAGAAGACTATCAAGGGCGACCCGTTACGATATGGGATGCCCTCGTTGACGAAAACGAAGATATTATCGGTGAGAAATTTATTATTTACGGCGGCGAAATTGAAACGATGGAATGGGCCGACAATGTTCAAGGTCCGACAATAGCAATACAGTGTGAAAGTGATCTAAGAACACTGATGAAGTCAAACGAGCGACGGTGGACAGACGAAGAGCAGCAGCGACTTTTTGCGGGAGATACTTTTTTCAGATATGTAACGACGTTGATTGATAAAGAAATTTCATGGGGTCGCAAGGACCGGCAAGAGGTTTCAGCCGAGAACCCGTCAACCGACGACCCAACAGACGAAGAACCAGCACTTGATGAATCTTGGGATTTCTTGCCATAATGAGAGATATACTTCCAGCATTTTTAGACATGGTCAAGGGGACTCCGTTTCGGTGGGGCAAAACTGATTGCGGTCAACTGCCGTTAAAATGGGTGCTTGCCCGAATGGGCGTTGATCTGTCCTACATGCTTCCAGAATATGACTCTGATGACGGCATGAAAAGACTCATTGAAGAGTTAGGAGACGCCGAAGCGATTGCTGATATGGTTGCCACAGATTACAACATCCAAGAAATCAAACCGAGCTACGCGCAAAAAGGCGACGTTGTTTTATACGATATTCCAGAGGGCAATATTTTAGGGATATGTTCGGGTAAAAAGAGTTGGGTCATGGCCGCGCAAGGCCCGGTTTGTTTGAGAACTTTAAACGCTCGCCGGGCATGGAGAATTAAATAATATGCCCCAAGCAATACCTGCATTATTTTCAGCTGTTATCGGCGCCGCCGGAACGGCTATCTGGGCAGTTGGGTCGTCGGCCATATTGACGACCGCCGTTGTTGCAGGGACGGCATGGGCAGCGTCAGCGGCGATGCGGGCAAATACAAAAGGCCCGAGCGCTTCGGCGTCTGTTGAACAAAAGGCCAATGGTCGATTAGTTCAATCGAGGGTTGCGGCGGCTCCTAGAAGGGCTGGATATGGCCGCGTTAGATGTTCCGGACCGCTTACATATATCGGCAGCGAGGGAGCGACAAACAGATCCCTATATTTCATATTTCCAATTTTTGACCATCACATAAAATCTGTTGACCAGATTGAATTTGACGGCGAGCGACTGCCAATTGTCGAATTGTCTCCAGATAATAATGGAATACCTATTTACAATGTTGCGTCTGGTCGCTATCAAAACAAGGCGCTGATAAAAATTCATCTTGGCGACAAAGACCAATTAGCAGACGATAATTTTGAATCCAATCTTACCGATTGGGACACGTCAGACCGGGGGCGAAGCATTGCGTATTTGGCATTAATTCTACCGTGGGATGAAAAGGTTTTTGACCATCGCCCACATGTCACCGTTGTTGCACAAACCAAAGACGAGATCCGAGAGCCGCGATCAAAGCAAACATTTACAAGCTCAGACGTTGATTCAGCGGGAACAACAATTTCTATTACCGGGCACGGCCTTGAGGATGGTGACAAGTTTAAATTTGGAACTGAATCTGACGGGGATCTCGGAACGGTTGCAAATGACTATGATGTGTTTTTCGTTTATAATAAAGGCACAAATGATTTCCAGGTTATTGCGTCTGAAACAACGTCACCGGCTCCAACGCCATTAGATTTTTCGAGCATTGGAACGGGCACACATGCAGTCTATGACTTGATCTATACTGAAAATAATGCGCTTTGCGCGGGGGACTTTTGGGAATCAAGAAATCACGGATTTGGGGCAAGCTATTCAACGCGAACCGATGAGGACGATTTGATCGCGTCGGCAAACACTTGCGAAACAGACGAGGACATTAAAGAGGCAAGCGAAACATTCACGGCAGACCACACAGCAGAAGAAATAACGCTTGCTGATGAGATTCCTTGGCTTATTCCGGGCAATATGGTTCAAGTCGAAGCTGACTCAGGGGGGGCTTTGCCGACTGGATTATCAGACTCAACAGATTACTATTGGATCGACACGCCACTTGAGAGCGCCGGCGTTGGCCAACTCGCTACGTCTTATCAAAACGCAATGGACGGTGTTGCGGTTGCATTTACAAGCAATGGATCTGGAACACTTACACTGACCCGCAAGGCAGAAATCAAATACGGCGTTGGTGGCACGTTTGACATGGACGAGGGCAACGGCGATGTTATGCGGCAAATCCTCGCAGGGATGGCCGGGGCCGCGCCTTATTATGGCGGCAAGCTCCATATATTTGCAGGCGAATATACCGCACCGACAATTGAACTTGATGACGATGATTTAGTTCAAATGGTTCGCTCAAGTCGAAAGCCACCGGCAGATGCCAGATTTAACGCGGCAAAGGGCGTTTTTATAAACCCGGAGGGGGACTGGCAACCGGATGACCTGACCGCAGCTACAAATGCAACCTATTTATCAGAGGACGGCGGGCGCGAGGTTTTCAAGGATATTGAATTTTTGTTCACTACTTCAGCGGCGCGGGGCCAACGGCTTCTTAAAGTTGCACTTGAAAGACACCGGCAAGGAATACAAGTCAGGGGAACATGGAAATACAGCGCATATCGACTTACTCCGTTTTCAACAGTTGGCTTAACAAATTCTCGCGCAGGATGGAACAATAAGGCATTTGAGGTAGTTTCTATGTCCCGCACTATTATCGAGTCACCAGATGGCCCCTATCGTGCCATTTCGATGATCTTGCAAGAAACCGCGTCCACTGTTTACGATTGGAACAGCGGAGAGGAAACAACGGTTGACCCGTCACCCGACTCAAACTTACCATCAGCTTTTGAGGTTACGAAACCGGCGAACGTTACAATCTCAAGTGCGGAGCCTGCACTATTTTTCAAGGCAGACGGAACGGCCGTAACCCGCATGAAAATTGTATGGGATGCGATCACAGACAACTTTGTTCTAAATGGCGGAAAAATAGAATTTCAATATCGTGATACATCGTCTGGCGGGATCTGGTTAGACGTTCCGCCGGTTTTGGGGGATCAGATTGAAACCTATGTATGGGAAGTCAAGGAGGGCGAAGAATATGAAGTTCAAGCGCGTGCCGTTAATCAAAGTGGGGTGCCGTCTGATTGGGGAACGTCAAACCAGCATACTATTGTTGGGGATACTGTTGCGCCCGCCGTCCCAACTTCGATAACGGCAGAAATGAGAGATGGTGCGAGTGTTTTTTGGGGCTGGGTGAACGCAACGGCATTAGACTTTGCTAGAACGATTATACAGGTTTCTTATGATGATACATATACCGACCCAGAGAGCAAAATAATTTATAGTGACAGGGGAACAAGCTTTCTGTTCAAGACATATGCAGAGGCAGGAGTCTATTATAGGCTTGCGTCTGTTGACTTGTCCGGCAATCAAAGTGCATGGACGGCCTCAACTTTTGTTTGGTCTGGGCCGAGTGCGTTTACTCTAAAGAATCCAGACTTTAATTCAGATGAAAGTTGGTATTGGCGGCAGGCAGTTTATGCAACTGAATACATTCCGTTTCCGAGCATAGCCAATGGCATTTTAACACTCGACGCTGATACATATTTTGCAACTTGGGCAAATGCTTTCAGAATGTATAAAAACTCAAAATATAAACTTACTGTTCGTGCTAAAAAGGTTGGCGCAGGCGGAACGTCAATTCTGGGAGGAGTTTTATGGATTAAAAAAGGAGACGACAGAACGCTCGACATAAAGGCCGGCTTTGATGCCTTGCGATCTGAAGGACTGGTGCAAGGCGTTGATTATGCGGTTGACCAATCTATATTTACATCTGATTCATTTACGGAAACCAATTTTACAAAAATAGAATCTATTTTTACAACGAACGGAGGAAGTGGAGATCCCGGATACGGCGAACCAGAATTCTTTTGGGGAATGATAATTTTGAGCTATGCCGGAACCTCTGGGAATTCACTCGAAATAGACTTTGCGAAATGCGAGAAGATTGAAGAGGCAACGTGGTATGACGAACCAAACGACCCTGTTAAAATTGAAATTAAAAGAGCATATGACGCATATCACTTGAATACTGTTTCTCTGAAAGTTAAGCAGAACGTTCTAGGAACATGGACAGACAGGGGAAAACTTGTTCCGTCTGATGCGGCTTCTGACGTTTATAAAACGCGTTTTAATTGTTTGAACGCGACACGGGTTGCGACAGTTGATATTTCTTCATTTGGTTTTGCGGCAGCGCCAGACAACGTAGAGTCATCAATGGAAAACACGTCTGGAGATTCTGGTAGATTTGTTGGATTTGCGCAGCTTTATTCTTCGACAAAAGATGAGCTTGTTTTCGATTTATCATTTCTAACAAACTCGACTGATTACTGGCTCAATATAACAATGGCTTTCGACTAATGAAAAACTTATATCTATACCTTTTATTGATTCCTTGTATTCTATTTGGGCAAACTGTTCCGGTATATAATCCCGCCTATGAGGATTGGGACGCAAACCAAAAAGACATTGTTGATTTAGTCGGATTAAATTTCTATAATGGACAAGAGGTGACATGGAACGCCGATTTCTTTACAGCTAATATACCGACTGGACTAGGCCCAATTCTTCAGGTTGGCCAAGAAATGTATGTTTATGTTTATAATGACACAGGGGCGCAATTAGACGACGGCAAGGCAGTTTATTACACGGGAGGCACTACGGCTGGAATTCCAGAGGTTGCCTATGCAAAGGCCGACACACTAAGCATGATTAGCGGAGCTATTGCAATCACCACAATGGACATCGCGATTGATTCATATGGATTTATTGTTACCCAAGGACGGGCAGGGACTGATACCACTGGATTGGTCGATGGTAAATTATATGTGTCAGCGACAACGGCAGGCGATTTAACAAACACCCGGCCAGAGTTTCCAAATTATAAAATTTTAATGGGCGTTGTAAACGTCGCCGGGTCTGTTGACGGGTCTATTTCAGTTAATCAATTAACGAGCTTAGATGATACATTTTCAAACTTTTGGAATGGTGTATTTAGGGAAACATTTGATTTCAGAGTTACGAGTGACGGGGCGGCAATCACCGGAAGCCTTTTACCCGCCAACGGACATGACGACATGACAATGATGCTTTCGGACGGGTTTACGATGTTTGACACAAGCCCGGCGGCTACAATTGCATTAACGGCCGGAACAGATCCTATCCCGCAAACAAATTATGTCTATATTCCAAAGTCATCAAAAGTGTTGACGGTAAGCACTGGAGACTGGCCGACGACCGTTGAACATATCAGGGTTGCACAATTGTTTTTACAAACCGAAGCAACAACACAAAAAAACGGCGCATTAATAAATCGAAACTGGAACGATCCTATTGAAGACACGACTACTTTTCAGGGGCATTTATCTCACATAGGAGCGAAGTTAAGGCAGTTTGAAGCCCAATGGGATACGGGAACCGAGGGATCTGTTGTAATAGACGCAGGGGCCGTTTGTGTTAAGGTAACGGCTGGATCGGTTTTTCAGATGCACCCGCAAGCGTTCCCGGCACAGGACATGACGCAATATGATATTGATGCCGTCAGCCAAGGAAGTAAAACATTTACAATATCAGGCGACGGGGATCTTTCGACAACGTTCACTGATGGAAAATTAATTTTCGTTCACGACTCAACCGGAAACGACGGTATATATACAATTGATTCTACCGTCTGGAGTGATCCTGATTTTATAATTACGGTTGAAGAAGCAATACCGAGTGCGGTTGCAGATGGAACAATTGGGGATGATATAAATGTTATAAACGATTTTGCAACGGCATACTTAGAGGTAACTGATCTGTCAGACATAACGACTGACGCTTCAGGCGACCCGTTGAATAACACGAGCTTTAGCGTTGTCGTTTGGGGCGTTGCGAATAAAGCAGGGGAGCCGTCCCAAT